GTGCAAAAGTATTCTCCATTCTTGGAGGTGGATAAGACGAAATTCCGTGATATACTTCGGAAGAAACTTGACATTTTATAACAATCGTGTTATACTATTGTCTATTAACTTAATATTTTTAATACAACGAAATAAGGAGTAATATGTCGTTTGCAAATCTAAAAAAGTCCCGCAATGATTTCATGCAAAAGTTAAATGAAGAAATCAACAAAGTAAACAATCCCGAAACAGAAACAAAAAATTTCACAGATGATCGTATCTGGAAAGCAGAAGTGGATAAATCTGGTAATGGATATGCCGTCATTCGTTTTCTTCCTCCATGTGATGGTGAAGATGTTCCTTGGGCGAGAGTATTTAATCATGGTTTTCAAGGTCCTACAGGTCAATGGTACATTGAAAATTCTTTGACTACTCTTGGTAAGAAAGATCCTGTTTCAGATTACAACCGATCTCTTTGGAACTCAGGTATTGAAGCCAATAAAGAAATTGCTCGTAAGCAAAAGAGAAGATTGACATACTTCTCTAACATCTATGTTGTGAGTGATCCAAAGAATCCTCAAAATGAAGGTAAAGTTTTTCTCTACAAGTATGGTAAGAAAATCTTTGATAAGATCAATGATCTGATGAATCCAGAGTTTGAAGATGAGACTCCAGTGAATCCATTTGATTTTTGGGAGGGTGCAAACTTTAAGTTGAAGATTCGTAAAGTTGAAGGATTTCAAAATTATGATAAGAGTGAGTTTGAAAAACCCTCTCAACTTGTAGAAGACGATGCCGAACTTGAAAGAATCTGGAAGACTCAATATAAGTTGAGTGAATTTACAGATGAATCAAATTTCAAACAGTTTGATGAACTTCAAGAACGATTGAATAATGTTCTTGGTCTTGATTCGCCAAAGGTGACTCAAATGTATAAAACTGCTGAGCCATCTACTGCACCAACTCAGAAGCCAACTACGGCTGAAGATTATACTGGTGAAACTACTGGTGAAGAAGACGAAGAGATGTCATACTTTGCTAAGTTGGCTAACGAGTAATCAACCCAACGCAGTTTGATACTGCATACCACTAAACATCGGCGCTATTTCAGTAAGTGAATTGGTTGTAGAGTAATTCATTATGCTATTGTCTTGAACTGAAACTGGTGCCGATGCCTTAAACATTGGTGCTATTGTTGAAAGAGTTTGATTCTCTCTTTGGGTCGCAATAGTTTCTGCTAATCTCGCAAGATTTCTATCACTCATAATATATTCTGCGGTACCTGGTTTTTCTGCTACAAGAGCAAGTGTAGGCTTAGTATAAACTTGTGAACCTCTTGCATTTTTTTTAACTTTAAGTTCAGGTTTAGTATATTCGCCTGTTTTTATTTGCCCCAGTTCTTTGGCCATTTGTTCAAGAGCAAATAAACTTGTTGATTCAGTTCCAACTCTACGTGTTTGTGTTGAGGTGCTAGAGGCTTTACCTCTTACAGTATCAAATAATTTTGTCATTGTTGCTTTGTCTATTTTTCTCAAAGCCTCAGGATTAAAACTGTATTCTCCTTTCACTGCATCAAAAACAATTAAATCATCAAATTCCGTCCCTTTCGTTTTTTGTGCAACAAAATCCATTTTTGTGTGCATTCTATTTGTTACTTTTTGTTCAGGTGAAAGGTCTTTGCCTACCTCTCTTTTCAATTGATCTTTATACATTTTTTCATAACCAGGCAATTCTTTAGTCAACTCAAACAGTACTTTTTTCTTATGTTCAAAAATTCTGGCCTGTTTTTTCTCTAGTGTATTTTGTTCATCAAAGAATTTTTTTTGCTCTTCATCTGTACCAAATACTAACGTAAAAAAATCTGTAACTCTTTTTGTAAATTTTGAAAAGACTTCTGATATTTCAGTAAACAATCCTCCTTCTTTACCTCTTTTTGCACGTTCACTTCTTATTACATCATCAAGAATGTCGTAAGATCCTCCTAAAATACCTCCAATTATGGCACCTTGAAGTCCAAATGTTGTAAATCCGAGTAAAGCCCCTTGACCTACTGCCTCTAATAATGATTGAGAGTTTGCTTTATCACTAAATAAAAATTTTTTTATACTTGCACCCAATCCTTGTTCACCATCTTTAGGTTTCATACCATCAGATAGAGCATCAAGTGCAGGTGCAATCAACATATATGCTATACCTCCACGCATACCCATTTTACCTATTTTACCAAGTTTACCCTGTTTTTTAGATAGTTTACTTCCAGCATAGGCGGCAGTTAATGCTAAGGCTCCAGGCGCAGATGTAATAAAATCTAAAATTTGTGATGTTAAACCTTCGGTTTTATCTTCACCAAACGCTTTTGTAAGTGCCGATACTGCTCCACCTAATATCGCACCCGCAATAGCACCTCTAGGTCCTAATATCGCAAACCCTGTTAATGCTCCAACACCCATTGCTTCTAAAACAGATTTTTTTCCAAAATAATCCCGTGCAGATTTTGCTATAGCATCACTTATATCTCCTGTATCTTTATACGCTTTAACACCTTCTTTAACAGAATCCCAAAGATTAGGAAGAAGTAATGCGGCACCAAATAATCTTGCAAATTTCATTCCAAATCCTGATCCTAATGTGACACCTCTCAATACGCTACTAAGAAAACCTTTACCAGCAACACCAAGCAATGCAGTTGAAAGAAACGATGAAAGACCTTTTGACAAATCACCAAGAAACCCTTTTTTAGGTAACAGTTTATCAGGTCTAAATGATATACTACCTTTTGAATCTTTTTTTGCGACTTTTTCAAGTAACCCTTCGGCCGCTTTTCGCTTTTCGTCTTTTTCTTTACGAACAAATAACGAGAGCAATGCTCCTAATAATTTTGATGATTTTTTATCTTCATCTAATTGGTTTTGAGATTTATCATTAAGTAGTGACATTTGTTCAAGATAATTTTGCATGACAACAGAGGAGGTGTCTTCAATTTTTTCTGCTATTAAATCTTGTCGTTTAAGATTTGTAGTTAAATATTTTTCTATAAGATTATGGAAAGTATCTTGTTTTGAAAAAGCCTTGTCCATGATAGACATATCATCCATCTTTGATGATTTTTTATTTTCATCTAATTGGTCTTGAGATCTATCATTGAATGACACTATTTGATCAAGAGATGGAGGTTTTTCAAATTTTTCAGCAGTTAAATCATGTTGTTCAAGATTTGTGGACAAATATCTTTCAAGAAGAGTGTTTTGTCTTGATAAAGACATGTTCATGATTGATAAATCATTCTTGATGTGTGTAAAAAGAAATGTGCTTTCTTCTTGATAATCTGAGGTAGTTTGATTTTGTTCTCTTAAATCACTAATTAAGGTTTCAAACTCCATTTTTCCTAGTGTTTTTCTTGCCATGTTTATCTTTGTTGTTGTTTAAGTCTATCGTTTTCTTCTTTTATGTGCGTTATCAATAAGTTTACATAAATTTCTCTCTCAAAAGGTAGCATATTATCAAGTTCACTTAAACTATATTTATGATGTTGCATCAAATTAAAGTTCGTCATGTAATGGTTTTGTAAAGATTCGTGACACAGGCTTATGCGAAAAAATCTTCAATCCCATTTAACATTACGTGTTCAGTTGAACCACAACCACCACATGTATAATCAAATTCGTGTCTTAAATAAGGCATGGTTTGAAAAAAGTTTCTAATTTTATCAAACTGAGATGCGGTCAGACTATTCAAAAAATCATTCATTTCTTCTTCACTATGATCTGTTCTATAAAAAACATTATCACCTTGATATATCATATCAATAGAAGATGTCATGATATCAAATACTGATTGAATAGTTGCATCTTGATTCGTTTCCATTTCCATCAATTTGCTATAAAAATCAAGTTTTGGATATTTCATAGTAACCCCTATTTCAGGAGTCAAATCTATTTTATTGCTATGTTCACCAGTTGAAGTTGGTTTTATATGTGCTAAATTTATTTCTACTTGCTGAATATGTTTACATTCCTGTTCATCTTTATTAAGATTGTTAGGATGTTTAAAAGTTAGTGATACTACTTCTCCAACCGATTTTGATCTCAATTGAAGAAAAATATATTGTATATCAAATATCGGTAAATCATCAATATCAATATCATCAATTACGCAATTTGAAATGATCTGCTTCATTGCAGTTGTCATTTCTTTATCGTCATTGCTTTCTAATGCCATCAACAAAATCTTTTCTTCTTTTACCAAAAATGGACGAAACTTTATTGTTTGTCCATTTGATACGAGAGTCATTTCATGAGTTGGAGCATTCAAAACTGGTAATGCCATAATTTACTCCTTAGTTTGCCTGTGTCACAACATAATATTATCTTGCTATATTATCATTAATTGTATGTAAAACTGATGGGGATCCTGATACACTTCCTGTACCACTTACCGCAGTCAACGATCCAGTTCTAGGACCTTTTTCGTTTTTAATCCATTTTCTATATGCAAAAGTTACGGTCAGAGTTGCAGGTGTATCCTTTGTATCGTATGAAAAAGTTAAAGCACCTACATTCATCGGCCAAACTTCTAAAAGTTTAATTGAATAAAGTTGCGAATTATCATATTCCGATAAAATATTCACTTGCACATTACATACTGAATCATCGTAATAAGATGAATCAAATGTATTAATATCGTTTATTGTTTCTTGCCAAGAGTCAAAAAATCTTTTTTCAATCATTGCTTTTTGAGATAATAAAAATGTCATAGTTGTATCAACAAAAGTTGATGTATATGGTATTTTACGAAGTGGACCATACATTTTTTGCTCTGCTGATGCTAGATTTCTGCTAGGCAATTCTAAACTTGAACACATGAACGATATATCTTTACTATTAATTGCATCTTGAACCGAAACTGGTGCATCCTCAAAAACAACTTCATATCTGTTTGGTATTAGTGGACCGTCTTTAAATTTACTTTTAAACGTGTCTATACTTGACATTTTATCTCCTGATTCTTCCTGTTTGTATCATTTCTTTACTATCACCATAAACAATTTGCTTTTGTTGTTTCTTAAATCTTTCAGTAGGAAGAAACAATGCTAATTCTTTTTCGTCATCTCCAATGATTGCAATTTTTGATGTTACGTGTTTATACAAATATCTTTTTATTGTTGGTTTGATTTCTTTTATTCTTGAAAGGGTTCTGTAATCCATACCTTTGCTTCTTTCAATCTTATCCATTAAAACTGCTCTTAACTGAGGGGGTAGATAATGAAAGTTTGCTCCCAGAAAACCATTTGGTTTCATCTCAATACAAAGAATAAGAGGAAATTTGTCATAATATGGCAATTCTTTTTTGTATTTTGGATCATAGAAATATGCATACATGGAACCAGGTTTGACAACTCTTGTAGTACCTGTTTTTGAACGAGACAAAAATTCATCTGGATCAATACCACTAAATTGATTTCTAAGTTGTCCTCTTAATCCTCTGAGTTTTGTGCGAAACCATTGTGCCGCATTTCTGGTTCTTGGTTGCCCCTCATTTTTACGGATTATATTGCGAACTTTGTCAAGAAAAGTTTGTTCTGCCATATTATTATTTATTGTTAAACAGATGGTCTTCTGTTAATATTTGAAAAGTCCATCCACGATCTTTACAATATTCATCTGCCGCCTTCCATTTTGCTTCATTAATACCATAAATAAAAACTTCTCTGAGATATTTCTTAGTGATTCTTGTTTTCTTTTTTGGAATAACTGTTTGTGCTTTAGGTTTAATTTCAATCAAAATTGCTTCTTTGATACCTTTAGAATTTCTTATTTGTATCCAAAAATCGGGATAATATCTATGCTTTCTATTGTCTTTTGGAGATCTATATGGAATAACAATTTCTTCACTTGACCATTTGAGTATGTTTGTATTTTCATCACAATACGTCATAAATTTTCGTTCCCATAAAGAACGATATGTTACTGTGGTAGGATCGCCTTGATACTTTTGTATATTTTTTACTTTATATGAACCTTTGTAAGCCATGCTAAATATTATGTATATCAGGAGAAATATGGCTGAACCAGAAGAAATATTAGGTGCCGCAGGTGATAACATTACTGGATTAAAATTTACTTATCGTGTACCAAAAAATATAGCAGGTGCGGAAACAGATCAAGAATTTATAGGGCAGAAATATACTCTTATCACAATAAAAGAACGTAAAAAAAGTGCAGGATTGATACGTAAAGGAATCATTGTTTTACCGCTTCCTGTCGTTCTTTCCGATCCGTATAATGTAGAATATAATGATGTGGAATTAGGAGCAATAGGATCTGCAATGGTGGGTTCAGGCACAGGAATTGCACAACAAGGTTTTGTTGAGGGTATGAAATTAGCACTTGATAACGGTATGAAATCAATGAATCGTGAAGCGGTTAAGCAGGTCGCAAAAGAAATGGCTTTGAGTGCCATACCTACAATTAGTTCAGATGCCGCCAGAGCAATTGTCACGACTTCAAGTGGCAAAACAATGAATCCTTACATGACAACAACATTCAAGGGTATTGGTTTTAGACAACATAGTTTAGAGTTTAGAATTATACCCCAAAGCGAACCAGAAAGTGAAACATTACAAAATATTATCACACAATTCAAAAAATCAATGCTACCTGAAGATGTTTTTCTTTCGGATGTTCCAAATACACCGATCAATCCAGGTACAAAGAACTTTAATACAGGTGTGCAAAAAATACCTGACTTTTTTGATATCAAGTTTTATGCATATACAAAAAATTATAGTGTTGATGGTAGTAAACATTTATTTAATATAAGAGAAGCGGCATTGACGAGTTTTAATGTCAATTATGAAAATGATAATGGCCCTCAATTTTTCAAAGGTGGTGCTCCATTTTCAGTTACAATGCAATGTTCGTTTACAGAATCAAAACTTTATACTAAACAAAGACATTTACAGGAACAAAGGTTAACAAATTAAATGGCATCACCAGAAGAAGCACTTAGCACTCTAGGATTAAGTAGAAATTCAACATTTAGATATCCAGATCATGTAGGGGCAGATGATGTTCAAAATTTTATGATAATTTCTGAATATGAATTTCAAAGAGAGTCACGAGGAAACGATAGACTTAATAAAATTAAATCAGGTAGATCTGATATTGGAACATTTAGAGAATCTCCAAATTTTTTAGGAATTAGATCATATATTCTTTATCTTCCTCCTGGTTCTATAAAAACACAATATAGTGCAGATCATCAATCAGTTGATGTTGGTTTTTTTGGTCAAACACTTGCAGATAATCTTGATGGTGTGTTAGCAGACTCGCAAAGGGCATTAGAAAATAGAAGATCAGGACTAATTGGAGGAGCGGCCGATTTTTATTCAGGAGTTGGTAGTTCTATTTACAATAGATTTGAAGGTGCAACAAGATCCTATATGGAAAATGATATGGGAACACGATTTGGTTTTAACATAGCAGAGGCATTTTCAGGATTGTTACGTGGTGCTAATAAGAATCCTGCGGCGGTCGCATCATTATCTATGAGAAAAACTGTAAATCCATTTACGACTCTTGTATTTTCAGGTGTCAAAAAATTAAGAGAACATAACTTCACATTTGATTTTATACCACATAATTCAGCAGAATCAACCGAAGTTTTATCTATTATAAATCATTTAAAATCTGGTATGCTACCAGGTTTAAAGAAAAATGGTAGAATTAAAACCGAAAAGATCAAAGTTCCTGTTGTAAGAGATGCAGGAAGAAGAATAGATTATATTGAAAAAGAAAAAGTTACTCAAGATTCATATAGATCTGCTTTTTTTGATTATCCAAATATATTTAAAGTAGATTTTTTTCATAGTGGCGGTTTACGAAACGAAAAACTTTATAAAATAGGACAATCCGTCTTGACAAGTTTAAATGTGAATTATGGTGAAGATGCTGGACAGGCTTTTTTTGAGGATACTGGTGCACCAACTCATATAAAACTAGAACTTAAATTCAAAGAAAACTTTGCATTATCAAGACAACATATAGACAAAGGATTCTGATGTCAGAATATTTTCAAAACTTCCCATTAGCAAATTATGATATAAACAAGAATAAACCTGCAGATACAACTTTGTCTGTAAATTTGCTCACACGTTTGAAACTTAAAGAAGTAATTGAACGAAATGTTTTGGCATATTATCCATATCAAATTAAGCCAGGAGAAAGACCTGATGTCATAGCATATAATTATTATGGTTCTACTGCATATACTTGGTTGATTTTTTTAGCAAATAATATATTTGATCCATTACATGAATGGCCTCTATTTGGTATTGATTTTGAAAACTATATTAAAGATAAGTATGGTACTGTATCATCTGCTCAAACAACGGTTCACCATTATGAACAAATTTTAAGTGCAGAAATTGCTGAAACTGCTGATGATCCAAAAGTTCTTGAAAAGGTTGTGGTGATTGATGAAACAACATATGACGGTTTATCATCTTCAGTACGAAGAATTGTATATCAATATGATCAAGAAGTAATTGAAAGAGAAAGAAAAAGATCAATTGTTCTCATTGAGGACATTTATGCACAACAAGTTTTAGACGAAGCAAGGAAATTTTATAAGTGAGTGATTTAGAAAATACTTCAAATAATGAAGCAGTAAATCCAAATGATGCTTTATGCACCATAGAGATGATAAATTATCAAGGGGCTAGAGAAGAGATTGATATCTGGGGTCAATTAGATATTTATGAATCAATGTATGATCAAACAGTGCATGGTTCTGTAATGATATTTGATGGTGCTGGTTTTGAAGAAAGATTTCCTATTGTTGGTCAAGAATACATTTATATAACTTATAAATCACAATCTAAATCTGGTTTGAAAGTAGAACGGGTATATCACATTATTAAAATGTCAGAGACAATGATTGATGAAAGACGAATGGTTTATAATTTGTATTTTTGCTCTGTTGAATTTTTGCTTAATCTAAAATATAGAGTTTCAAAGTCTTATAAGGGCTGGTTCTCTCATGAAATTGTTCAAGACATTTATGAAAAATATATTTTGAACAATTTAACTGATGTTGAAGGTTTGGGTTATGAATCAAAACCTTTATTATATGAGCAAAAAGGAAAAGTTGATTCTGATGCATATACTTATCAATATGTGATGGCAAATTTCAGGCCATTTGAAGCAATTAATATGGTCACAAAAAAAGCAAGACCTTCAAATATCAAATCTATTGGGGGATATGTTTTTTATGAAAACATAAATGGATATAATTTCCGATCAATTGAAAGTTTATTATATCCAGAAGATACTGATGAAGATGTAGATTATCAATTTAACGAAAATTTTCTAGAAACTGATGATAGATCACTTGTTCGTAGAGACAAAACAGGAGCACCAGTTTCAAAAGTTAAAGGAGGAGTAAAATCTGCCGCAAATGATTTATTTCCAAATGAAGTTTATGTTTTAGTTCCTGCAAATGCTGGACCTTTTGATATAAAAGACGAAGAAAGAATAATCAGAAATTATCGTTTTACCTCAAGATTTGATGTTGTGTCAAATCTTGTTGGAGGAATGTATGGTAGCAGATTATTGGTTTACGATCCTGTCACCCAAAGAATAGGAAGCATAACCGAAACAGATAATGGAAAATCTGCGGAAACGAAGATGAAAATTTCAAACGCTGAACAACGACACTATAATTTTGATTATCATGCCTATTTTGAAAATTTTAAGCATGTACAAGAAGGTGTTGGTATTGCTAGTAATCCTCTTATGACTTCAAATCATATAGGTCTTGGTTCAAGTCAAGCAACTCACTCTTTTTATACAACCAATGCAGAAAGAAATTTGAGAAAAACTACACGAGTATTACAGGATAAGATGACAAAAGGTCGTGAGAAAACATATGACACTCGTGTAGAGAGGTGGATGCTACCAAATATGTCTCAAAACAGACAACTCAAAAATATTGTTTTGACCGTAACTGTTGGAGGTGATCATAATAGAACTGTTGGAGATATAATAAAAATAAGAATGCCATCAATGTATTTTAATAATGAAGAACATTATTATTTAAGAGGGAATTATATGGTGACAAGAGTCCATCATAAAATAACTTCAAGCAGGACATATGTTACAGAATTAGAAATGGTCAAAGATTCTCTGTACAATCCTTTGATTGAACCTGTAAAATTGGAAGGAGAAGACACTGGAACTCAAATGTCAGCGGTTCCTGGTGGAGGTGGTTCAGTTACAAGTCCAGAATATAATACAACGAATAAAGTTGGATCTCAAACATCAATAACATACTAGGATTAACATGTTAGATTACACACAATTTAAAACTGCCGTGCCACTAGAAGAAAAACTTATAGTGTATAGTGGAGGTAAAAAATATGGGCAAATTGTTTTCCTTGCTGGTGGTGCAGGATCAGGAAAGGGATTTGCTTCTGAAAAATTTATGCAAAAAGAACTTTTCAAGGTTCGTGATGTGGATGAATGGAAGAAAACTTTTTTAAAATTGTCCTCAACGATGAAAAGTTATTCTGAACTTAAAGGGTTAAATCTTAGAAATCCTGATGATGTTTTTAAATTACATAAGGCAGTTAAAAAGATGGGTATCAAAGGTAGAAGTCTTCAATTGCTTTTGAGAGATGTAAGACCTGACAGACTACCTAACATTATGTTTGACATAACTTTCAAGGATACTGAAGAAATTGATGAGGTGATGCCGATGTTATTGAGAGCAGGATATCAACCTAGAGATATTCATATTACATGGGTTCTTACAAACTATCATATTGCGGTCAAGCAAAATAAAGAACGAGATAGAATTGTACCAGATGATATTATGATTGCTACGCATACAGGTGCCGCTACATCTATGTATAATGTCATTAAAGGCAATTTACC